GAGAATACGTAATAATTTCATAATATAAGACCCCCCACTTTGGCACGCTTCTTGCATGCACCCAAGCGGGAGGCCTAAGATCAGGTATTGATATTGAGAGATATTGTAATTATATTATACGCCTAACGCGTTATTTTGTCAAGCGCTTGCCGTCGCGATCACTTTCAGTGTTCCAGGATTACCGGCGGCCGTGCAGATCCACATAACCGGCTGACCGGCTACAGGGGCCGTGCTTATGACTATATCACCAACGCTGTGATATTGAGACTGATTAGGTCCGGACTGAAACCAGATCGACTTTTGATAAAGTGAGCTTGCGATGTTCATCTCGTCCACACCACCGGTAACAAAGTTAGTCTGATAACCATTAGCATAGTTATTAAAGAGTCTGTTTCCGGTTGACTGTCTGACATATACGCCGGTAACGCCGGAGGACGTTGTAACAACGTTGTTAGAAATCTGATTATTGTTAGCGGCCTCCGGGTATCCGATCATGATACCGGTATCGTTAACGTTCCTTAAGTTATTAGAGTTTACCAGATTATACACGCCCTCTCCGATTACGATTCCATAGCGTGTAACATTAAATATGGTATTATTAGCGATTACACATCTGTCAGCGTGTAACAGCCTTATACCGTCCTGATTTACTCCGTGGAACGTGCAGCCCTCAATTGTTACAAGATCAATTTTCGCACTCGCAAGCCCCTCAAGCATAATGCCATTCTCATTACATGATCTGAACGTGCAGCCTGATATTGAAATATCACGAGGCACTGTCTGCGCAGATGCATATTTACCGACATACACACCGGACTTGCAGCTGATCATTGTATTGCCTGAGATAGCAACATCGTGTGTGCTGGCGTAGATCGCCACAGCAGCGCCGTTTGTAAGGTTACCGCGTCCGCAGGCCTGACATGTATTATTTGCAAATACTACGTTGTAAACGTCGCCGGAGTCTCCCGCACAGTATAACGCGTGATCATAAAGTGATTCGAACACACAGCCGGATACTATGACGTCATGGAACGCCTGCCCATAGATAGCGCCTCCTGGGTTCCCTGTAGCGCCGTATACATCAGCAAACTTTGTGTTTGTGATAAACACGTCATGTGCGTTAGAGATCTTGAGAGCGTAACCGCTGCCGCTTACTATCTCGCAGTGATCAATAAAGACATAGCTGCAGCCCTCGGCGTTAATTGAGTGTCTGAGTGTGTTCTGTGTGCCAAAATTCAACCTGATGTTTGATAAATATGCAGGCTGACCGGTCTTGATCCTCAGGAGGTTCGTTCCTCCCTGCACACCGCTGTCCCAGATAATACCACCTAAAACTCCGGATAAACCGAACATATTACTAACATCTGTCAGAGGCGCTGAAACTTTATAGTAATTAAGCAGGCCGACAGGCTTTCCGCTGTTTATAGCGGCCTGCACTGCTGCCGTGTCGTCTGTGGATCCATCACCTGCAGCGCCGTACATTTCCGGCGTTACATAGTCCTTGACCGTCTGCAACTTAAGTTCCGGCGTGAATTTATTTACTGTTAAAGAATTATCCTGCACTGTTGTTGTTGCTTCCGGGTGGTTATCCAGCCACTCGTTAACGTCATCTTTAACTTTATCCTCCCAGTTAGCAGTAAAATCTGTTACAGTGTTCACTGCCTCTTTCACGGCCTTAATAAGCCAGTCAAGATTTAATTCATGAAAGTTAGTATATGGAAACTCATTAAAAATTGACATGATATTTTAACTCCTTTCTAAGTGCTGTTTAAGTGTTATGAGATGGTTATTGTGGAGTCGCCTGTGAGATGGTTATGGTGCAGTCGCCTGTAACGGTGGCAGTCCAACCTGTATCTTCATCAAAGCTTACTGTTGCATTGCCTGTGACATTCATGGCGTCTGCTGAAGTAACAAATTCAAAATAGGATTCCAGCATCATAATATCAATGCTTTCATCAAATGGACCCTCGATATCGGTATCATAAAGCCAATGTGTACCCGATGGCATTATTGCGTGAAGAAAATAGTTGCCACTTTCTCTATCCAATATGTTACCACGAAAGCCTATATAGTTATCAGGTATAGTACAGACTATGTGAACCCTCGCCGTACTGAAATCACTTTCCCCGCCACCGCCGTAGTCCTCACCATTAACCTTGATCCCAGTTATAACTCCGTCGATTGATTCAATATCAACATCGTTTTTCTTATTTATGTCCGTCCAATGATCGTGAACGCTGTAAAGTTTATTCATCTGTCTACCTCCTTTAGTAAACCATTAAGCAAAAGCGCTTTTTAAAACTATTAACAATATACCATACTGTTGAGAATTCCGCAACATCGCGTTCCTCTTTTATCATGCTCTGTGTAGTTGTTACGCCGATGTTTCCGGTTCTGATCGTCTCGCGCTCGTCGTTTGCTGCGAGTTTTGAATTATCCAGCCAGTTAGTTTCATTGTATCCCTTAGTGGATCCGATACTACCGGCGTTTCCTTTTTCGATCACTTTGCCGTCCACGTTCCAAATTGGGTTATACTCAAGGTTTTCTGTCGCCCACAGCTTCTCCCAGATCTTTGCCTCGACTTTCGTCCAGTTTGCGATAGCGATCTTCATGAGATTATATGAGGGATATAGCAATTCAAGCTCGGCGCACTGCATGACTATTTCATTTATTACAACGTCTTTATCCATGCCGTCCGGGACTGAAAACCCTGCGAACACGTCCGGATCATAGTTATATAATCCCATTATTGAAAGTTTAGCCCCTCTGCTCATCTGTTACCACCTCCTCGTTTTCAAACCTGAGTGATACAGATATATTAAGCCCAAACATATCGTTGACCCTCTCAAGGCTTTCTCTTATAGTGTCCAGCCACAGAGCCACTTTTGACTGCGTGTCGATGTTGTTAGCCATAACCTCTGCAGCTCCGACGCCTGACGCCTTAGCAATATTTACATTGGGTATTCCGATCTCGGTGTTAAATCTGCTGTCGATCTTAGCAAGATCCTCAAGAAGATCTCCTGCGATATAGTTCTGCTTTAAATTCTGAGCGAACATAAGCCATGATGGTGAACCGTCATCATTAAACAGTTTCTTATCCGGAAATACCGCAGGCTCTCCGCTTGTTATCTGGTCGTACAGCTTTTTTAAGCTCTCGGCGCTGGTTTTGTCCTCTGCTGCGAAAACATAGGAAAACTTGCTGTTTATAAGATTTACTGCGATCGTTTCCGACGTCAGCGCCATCAGATCCGCATAATATTCGACTATATCCCACACGCCACACCAGTCCGGCGACATTCTCACAAGCTCCGTATCACGGCCTATGCGGGCTTCAATTGTCCTTTTAAACAGGGGATTAGTGATGATAGCCCTGTTGGGTCTGTAGTAAATGTTATAGCCTGACAGCGTGCAATGCTGCGGTATTACGCCGTATTTATTGGTATTGATGACCGCGCAATATCCGAACACAAACAGCGTATATAAAAAATAATCTGTCGCCCAGTTTTCCGGGATCCCCTCGAATTTGAACACGCTTATGATTTTTTGTATAAGGTAACGTTTAAAATACCATGAAAGCCCCGTTTCCTTGACATGTATCGTTGAGGGCCTGTACTGGTGATTATATGCGTTAATATAATCGTATGATACAGGTATATTCTTTGATCCGATCATGTGATATACCGTCCTTTCTTAATGTCAATTAAATGCTTAAACTTCCAGATGTCGAAACCCTCAGCGGGTCCGGGTCCCGGAGGCCCCGGCTCTGTTCCGGCATAGGGATTGTAGATAAACCCTTGAAATACGTAACCGCCGTAACCATAGTCCCCGTTATAACTAATATAATGGGTAGCCCTGAAATAATAACCATTATAAGCGGACTCCGAAACAAGGCACCTGTTATTAGCCGTGTCTATTTCCTCAACTACGCAAACATGGCCGTCACCGGAAAAGATACCGTCAGCGTAACAGGCGATCGCGCCAAGCGCCGGCGTGGATCCTCTCGGCCAGTTATCAGCATGATTGAACCAGCTTTCAGCGTCTCCGGTCGATAACGGCGGGTAGTTGATCCCTTGGTTATTAGGATCCGCGATTTCCCAGGCACGGCCGAAAGCGTACGCCGTACAGTTAGGCATGCCCCAGCCGGATAAATAAAAAGGGTTCTGCGTTTCGTACCAGCGTGATCCGGCGATTCCCTGACTGTTTAATCGTGGTGTATATGTTGCCATATCCTCACCGCCTTATTCAAAGTAAAATCCTGATTCAAGGTATTGCCTGATCATGGCGTCTTCTTCCGATGTTCCGTCTGTTATTACGTCGCCGTCCTGTACCAGAATATAACCGGCAAGCTGGTTGATCTGGACCACCTTGCACAAGGGCCGTCCGTTATGGCTTATGTCATCATCAACAGGCCTGAAAAACTGATAGTCAAGGCGAGGCTGGTAATTCAATACGGAATAATTTCCAACGCCTCCTATGCTGTTGGCTCTCGGTATCATCGAGGCCGCAGCGTTACCTATGGCGTTAATGCCGTTAGTGATACCGGCCGCAAGGCCTGCGCCACCTGTTAAAGCGCCGGAAACAACGGATCCAACGCCGGAAACTACGCTCTGAGCTGCTCCCAGATAATCGCGCGTTACCTGCGAGATCTGTACCGGGACACCTAACTGTGTATTGATCTGATTTAATACTATACCGTTGGCCTTGACTCTAAGCTGTCCTGATCCGGTAAAAATATCATAGTCAAGCTCAAGTGAGATCGTCGAGGCTGTGCCTGTTACCGTGGTATCGATTTCGATATTTCCGAACGGCGGGAAGTTCAGCGTGATATTAGTATAGGGTTTAGTATTAACGTAGTTCCCGCGGCTCGCAGTGTCCGGGTGTTTAGTAATATTGAAAGTATATGTCTTGGAAAGTGTCTTTCCGTAGATCATGCCGCAAGATACATTAGTAAGCGTCCAGTTAAATATATCAAGCTGGTTTGCTGCTGTATAGGTAAGATCTGACATATCGAACGGACACCACATGACCGATTTAATATACTGTATAGGGTCAACAAGGGAAAGCTGCAGCGCCATTGATGCATCATTAAGGCTGAAGCCGTTTGCGGTGCTTACCGTGTCCATTAACCCCTGAACAAACCGCGCCATGTTCGCGGAGTCCATGACATAATATGCTATGGATCCATACGCGCCAAGTTTTGAAACAACGCCCAGCACATAACACCCGGTAGTATATGGAACATTCAACAGGTCTGTGTGATAACTGCAGTTTGTTTTGCAGGGATACAAGTTATCTATTATATTGCCATCATAATTGCCGGAGGCTCTTAATACATATAAAGAGGTCATTCCTATGCGCCTTTTATACGTCGCAAGAACGTCAACATTACATGTGGCGATCCATAGACCGCGTTCAAAGCTCCACTCCCTGACGTAGTAATAGCGTTGGAAGTCCGGAATATAACAATAATTAAATCTTGCCGGATTAGCCGTTAAACCTATATCAAGTTCGATCTTAGGGTTTAATATCCCGGTGCCGTTCAGGACCCTGCAATTATAATCAGTATGCGGTACGTCGTCATCAGGCCTTTTTACTGAGTTATTTCTTTTTTCAAAATTGTAAAATTTTACTACAAAAGACATTTTTAAACTCCTATGAGTAAGGCGGGGATATTCCCCGCCCTATATAATAGTACAACTCCGGAATTAATCCAGAAGCAGGACAAGGCCTTTTTCTGTGAAGTCGTTCCAATATCTGATAACATAGTTAAAATACTGGTTCCAATATTCGCCGCGTACGTTCATAGGTGTTACACCGGAAAACTCGTTGAATGTAGTATATCCAAGTGCCTCGTCATCAAAGATCACGCCCATGATATCGCCCTGTGTGATGGCGTTTCCTGTTGTCAGTGAGCCGTCGGCCTGAAGATATGTAGGAGTGATCTGGATCTCATCGCGGGTCTCGATTGACTGCCAGAAGCCGACAGCCTCAACATCTGCGTACTCGATAAACTTGTAGTTATATGTATCTGCAAGGACTCTTGCGTCGATAGCGTTCAGAATATCGGCAAACAGGTATACTTTCTGATTTTCAAAAGGTGTGTGTCTGTTGATGTCGTAGCCGGTTACCTTGATCTGGTATTCTTCGGATCTTTCTGTCATGAGGCCTGTAAGCGTTGCGATCCTTGCGTAAACCCACTTCACAAAATCTTTCCAGTTTGCAGCCGCTTTGATCGTGGTAGCTGTGTAGGATCCTCCAACGTCCTGATTATATTCGGTTAACAGGTGGATAACTCCGTTATTTGCAGCGATCTTGCCGGCAATGAAGTTATCAAGAGTTAATCTTGCGCAAGTTTCTTTTGTCTGCTCGATCATGTCCAGAGCGTTCTGTGTAACCATTGCCATAAATCTGCCGAACTCATCAGGACCCTTGAAAGCGTTATCAAGCTGGGATCTGAAGATCGTAAAGCTCTTTGAATACTCGATAGCGCCATAGAAATTGACCTGTAAAGCCTGCGGCTTGTTTACTTCGTACATGTCAACGCTCTGACCGTCTACGAGATTGAACGCTTGGTTATCCTCTAAAGGTTTATCAGCCAGAACAAGTTTTCTTGTAATAGATCCCCATTTCTGTGCGTCTGCCTGGATACCTCCAAACTTTGCACCATAAGGCCTCATTGAAAAGATCGTACGGCCTACCACCTGAGAAATGGCATTGAGTACGGGATCATAGCCCATTTTTAAAGTTTTCTGAGCTACGGAAATAAACTCAGAAACATCAGCCGGCGCGATCTGGGTCTTGCCGGTAACCTGAGAATGAACGGCGTTTAATAGTGTCGCGGCCTGTTCAAAATTCATGTTGTTAACACTCATAATTATTTACCTCCTTTTTTCTTTGGCGGCGCGATCAGTTCCGCGAGTACATCTTCCGCCGTTTTTTCTTTATGCTGTTCAATGTTGGACCCTAAAATATTAGCGTCCTGAATAGACTTTTGTAATTTTTCAAACTCGCCTGCCATAAACTTCAAAAGATCCTTTGTTGGATCCTCGGCGGGTTCTTTTGCGGGTTCCGGTTCCTTTATGGGTTCCGGTTCTTTAGCGGGTTCAGGATCCTTTGCAGGTTCCGGATCCGCACTCATGGCCTCTATATCGTCCTTTGTGTAGCCCATGGCGCCCAATTTCAAAATTTCTTCTACTGTCATTTTCCTTGTCCTCCTTAAAATACGTTCAACACTGCAAAAGGTTTATTGATCTGGGAACCGCTTCTGCTGTCCCAGTGCATAAACTTGTAGTTATTAGCCGCTGCCTGTGCTGCGTTCTGGATCCCAAAGTGATAGAAACCACTATATAAGCCGGCTTCGCCTATTACTCCGTGGGCTTTGCATATCTCGCCCCATTTGATAGCACGTCTTATAAAGCGGGTCTCGTCGGTCATCTTCTGGTCCTTATAATAAAAATCCATTGCGGTTCCTGTCAGGTGGTTTGACGTAGAAATGCCGCCGCACGCCTTATTTACAGCGGGATCCCTGAACCATGAAGTGATATACATGGGTCGGCCGGTCCACTCTCTGAACTCTTCGATACAGCTTATAAATATAAGAGTATCTGAATTCATGAAAACATCTTTTGAGTTATCATGGTTATATTCGGAAGCTGTGAAGTGCTTCGAAACTTTGTCACCTTTAAAATATATACTCATTTCGCGATCACCTTGATTAATTCCTTTAATTCATGAAGTATATTAGTATTCTCTCCGATGGTATCACGCAGCGCGTTTATCTCTTCCTTGTGGTTCTCGTTCTGTTTGTTTATATACCAGAACAGCGCACAAGCGACAACGATCGGAAAACCTATTGTTGATATTGCATTAATTAAAATATCGTAATCCACGGCAAGCCTCCTTAAATAACGGGCCGGGGTTAGTTTCCCAGGCAAGGAAACGCGCGCCCTTCCGGGGCTGCCTTTGCGCTCCCCGGCCTCTCTATATATTATATAATTCAAAAAGACTTTTTGTCAACATGTTTTCGAATTTAAAACAATTCTGCATGTAAAGCCTATAAAAGCGCATGCCGTAGTTTTTAATATATCGCTTTAGTCCGATCTCGTCAGTAGTGAACGTCGGCGGGTTTCCGGTCCGATGCTCCGATACATAATATAAACGCTTTGATTTATGTTTATAGATAGTGATCTCTCCCACCGTGACAACGGGATTGAATTCTCTTAACGGCAATGATTTGATATTTTCCGTTGGGTTATATATAAAATCATTATTAAGAGCCATGGCCTTGAACTCGGATCCCTCTGTTAATTTGTATAGAGCCGTGTTATTTTTCTCTTTCATGATCTTGCTGCTATCCGGCAGCAATATTAAAATACTTTTGTCGCGATCAATATATAACTCACGGCCGTTCTGTTTCATTTTTTCGGCGATACCTACAAGGCCAAGCTCTAAAAATATGGGATTAGCTATATCAAAAGCGTTTGCCAGACACAAGACCGTTAAAGGCCTCTTTCCTTTTAATTCCCTGTTACGGTTCATAGTTTCATATGCGTTAAGGAACGCAGCGCCCTCGCTTTTTATGGGCCTCTCGTGGCGCTCCGGTATAAACTCATCATATATCAGTAATTTAACGTCTGACGCGTCAAACCCTCGCATATTGGCGATAGTTGACAGCGCGCAAGTATAACCAATAGTTTCATCATCAAGCATAAACTTGGCGTTGTACTTTGATACACTCGCCGTTGTGATCTCAATGTGTTTATCATCGCACACCGGCTTAAATGGTGAAAAGTCCGGTTTATTTATCAGATCCGCTTGCGCCTGCGTTCTTCTCATCAGCATAAATTTTATATTATCCTCAAGGACCGTTGAAAGCGCGCCATATGTCTTACCGGTGGCACGTCCTCCGACTATAAAGTTAAATGTGCATTTATATGACAAAATCCCCCGGATATTTAAATACCCGGAGGGAAGATAAATTTTATTATTCATTTTTGATTCTCCTTACATTTATATAAAGGACCTCGCGAACCGTATAAAACGATACGACTTCAAACTTCTGTATAAACTGCGTATGGTCTTTAAGCAGGTCGTCAACATAGCCGCGAGATAGTTCTTTATACGTCAGCGGATCCATAATGTGGACCCATGTGAACGACGGTCCTATTATCATATTTAAAAAGCCTTGCAACGTGATCATTTTTACGCCTCCGCTTCTACCATAAACCTGTCAGTGTCCTCATCTGCCGAATAATATGTTATAAATAAGCCTTTAGGGTATTTTGCTTGTAGTTCACCGGGGTATCGTTCTTCTATCAGTCTACCGTGGCCTTTTGGGATCTGAATAGCGTCGGCGCTAATTTCAATCGGTAAAACTAAAGGTTTTGAATGTTCAACGCTTACATTACCATTTCCATATATCCCAACAATAAGGGTCTCGCCATTAGTCGGTAAATCAACACCTTTAAGTATTACACTCATCTTCCCACCTCCGACAACATCAGAACGCCCAGCGCAATGCCCAGTGATAAAAGCGCAACGACCGGGAACCCGGTTTCACAAAATACATGATATAAAATATTAAACATCTTCATACCTCCCTAAAATAAAAGGCGGGATATTGTCCCGCCTCCATCCTTTACGCTAACTCACATGTGATGAATTTTCTGCCGCTTTTGGTAGTTCCCTCGATGACCTTGATCGCTCCGGGATTGTTGTCGAAAGCCTCGCACGCGTCGCAGAACTCCTTGATAAATGTCTTTGAAACTGTCGCGAACATCTCACCGTTATCTTCCATTACAAGAACGGTCTGAAGCTCTCCGGTCTTGCTGTTCAGATCCTCAAATAATACCCATGCACTGGGATTTAATACGGATCCCGCGGCCTCGCTCATTTTCTTAACGCTCTGAGCCTTAGTCAGTCTGTAAGCGTCGCGCTTGCTTAATTCGTTGGGAAACTGATTAATGATTTTCATTTCTTGTCCTCCTATTTTCTTTTAATAAATATAGTTACCATATCAGGCGTTATGGCAAAATCTTCCACAACGCTGTCATAGTCAAAATGGTGTGCGATAGCCAGCGCGCCGGCTTCGTCCTCTTTTCTATTGTTGCCCGGCACTGCGTCGAGATCCCAAACAACAACCCTCATTGTAGGGGAAACGTGCATTAAAAATTCTCTTGTCAACATGTTCGTACCTCCATTTGTTAGTGCTTCTTTAACTGTCTTTATTATATAGTATTCTTGAACACTTTGCAAGCACTTTTTACCACTTTTTTAAAAATATTTCACGCCATACGTTAGCATGCTGCAGGATCCTGTAGTACTCGCCGGTGATACCCAAAGTATATTCAGAATCTTTGATATATAAATTTGATGTTATAGGGATCTCGCGGCCCTCTCTGGTAATATGATCTATCGCCGGAACATCATTATATATGCTCTCGGTCCCTCCGGCTTTCCTGAATACAAAACCCTCTCTGAAAGCGCTCAGGCCTCCGGCTGCCTCCAGCTCTTCGGCGCCTTTGCTCTTGTTAACGCCTGCAATGGTTATGCCTAATTTACCGTCCGGGTATCTGTACGCATACTTTTTAGCTCCCATGGTGGCAAACTCAGAATAATCCGCGTCATGCTCCATTACGCCTAAATAATGCTTAACGCCTGCCGGATCTACGGCAACGGCGCCATTTTCCTCGGATCTACGGCGCTTTTTAGCATTGAAGGAATCAAAGTCGATGGATCCTAAATATTTTACGCTGTCAGTATCACAGTACACAAAGCGATCCCCGCACATTTTAATGGCCTCTTCCAGCTCAGCCCTTGCGTGCGCTGTGGTCCATACGCCCCAAGCATAAGACATGAAAGCCTTTTTATTGGCAGCGTTTAAAAGTTCGGTTTCGTCGTCATCTCGCAATATGAAATCATGCTCAAAGTCGATGGACTGTTTGACCGGTGATTGTACAGACATGCCATAAACAGAATTCAGCTTGTTTTTACTCTTCATATAATACAATTCTTCACCTTTAACGCCTTTAAGCTCCGTTTTCCTCCGGAAGTATTCAAGGACTGTTTCCCGCAGCTGCTTGGGAAGTAAACCATATCTGCAGTGGTAAAAGTCCGTGAACTCGATCCAGCTGAACTCATATTCATCGAGAAGGATCTTAAAATCAATATCCGTCAAAGTAGTTTCAAGGTAATCAGCGGAAAGCACGCGGCCGTTATCGTTTTCGCAATTCTTAATATTTCTGCACTTGGCCTTAGCCAGATACGGCGCGCCCCACATGGGATCCTTTAATTTAACATCAAACAGTTTAACGCGCATAAGACAGGCCCGCTTGTGCTTATAGATCTTTAAAAGGCAACGGTCAAGGTCCATGCCATCTTCCCGGATCCATGGCGACATAGGGAAGCGGCAATTTATCTGTACATTGGGGTAGCTTGAGGCATAATCGTTGCTATGGACGTCGTGCAATATATAATTAGCATAATACCGGTTTGCGTGCGTATTGCCGCCCCTGAAAGCCTCGCGCAGCATGCAGAATACGTTATAATCCGGCAGCATATCTTTAAGATCTTGACGGTTATAGTGGCGCATTGCTGCTTTAACGTCTCGCCTTACATAGCCGGTTGACGTTAGCGGCAGCGTGTAAAATGTGTCATGTTCCAGTTCCATCTGGATCCGCATGGCTTCCACAAGGCCCTTAACGTCGTTGATACAGTATTGTAACTCAAGATCTGTTAGCGGCGTCCATGGGTAGCGGGCTTTTTTATAGTCAAAATCCTCGCCGGACAGCTTGACGTCCTGAACTCCCATCTTGTGCGTGAACTCGTTCAAACTCATATTTGTTTGAAGATAACTACAACGTAACTCAAAGTGGTTAAACATCTCGCACTTAAGGACCTTGCGGGAATCTACGGCAAACACTTCCTCTTTGGTAAAATCATAGATCCCGCGTAAAAACTGAAATTCAAAACTCAGGTTGTGAACAAAGATCACAATATATTGATCTCGGTTCAGCTCGTTGGCCATGCGCTGCAACATTGTTATGAACTCGTTCCACGTCCGGCCCATGATCGTTATGTCATTGATTTGAAACTGCCACACGTACATAAAAGCCTGAACGCTCTCGCGGTCGTTAGTCGTTTCAATATCGAACGCGCATATCAGATCTTTGTACACGCGTTTATTGTTCCTCTTGCCCTGATTGCCTTTTTTCCGTCGTTGGTTTTCAGCCTTTGTTATTAAACTGTAATCAAAATTATTAACGTTATATATCATAATCTTTTGATTTTGCGCTTTATTGCCGGCAGCGTAGCGCCTCCGGCGCTCCTTGCGGGCTTCATGCGCTTAAGCGCTGATAAATTCTCAGCAAAATAATCAAAGTTTTCTTTAACAACTTCCGGATCTATTCCGATCTTTTGAGAGTTATTGAAAACGTCAGCAGCGTCTCCGCTGTCAAAGGCCTTGTTGCCGTATTGCTCTCTGAGATCGTCCATAAAATCTACAAAGTCGTAAAAATTGGACTCGTTAATCCAATCATAACCGTATTCTTCATGGAGCTTTTGCAGTTCGTCCCGCATGAATTTGCGCTCACCCGGAACCGTGTGCCGGGGATCCCGCATATATCGAGAAGCCTCGGCCAAAGCTGCACGCATTTCCTTTTCACTTAGATCTTTAACTTTTGGAAATCTCCATGCGCCTTTAGTGCCAAGCCCTGCGCGCTCCATTCTGGTTAATCGCTGATTGGCTGCTTTCCTCATCTTAGCATATGCATGCCGCACCGCGCCTTTGTCCATGTCCCTTATCTGGAACGGGAAATATAATTCAGCCATTTATGAACGCCTCCCCTCTGTAAATCCTAGCATAACGCCGACAGTCCGCAGTGCCGCGACTATGCACTCCTTAGGCCCCACGCCCTCCGGCATGCTGTCAAGGATCGCTATTACGTCAGCGTCCTTTTCACGGTCCAGCTTAATTGATATGGTCCGGTATTTATCCTTATAATATTTATAGTCCATGCTATCACCTCCTATTTAATATTATATTCTGTTCTTGAACACTTTGCAATAGTGCAAAAAAATTTGCACCCTTTACAAGATCGCAGCGCATGCGTTATAATGATAGTGTCAGATGTTCATACCAATCCCAGAGCCAAGGCCTCCCGCTTGGGTGCATGCAAGAAGCGTGCCAAAGTGGGGGGTCTTATATTATGAAATTATTACGTATTCTC